AATCGAAGATGGGGTTAAACTTATCCAAGTTTATGAAATGGATTTCATTAGTGAATTAGAACAAGAAGAAATATCCGAACCCGAAGAAGAATGAAATAATGTGCATTATGCCGCACTTTTGCGGTTAATGAATGATTAAGCTAACGGAATGATTAAAAGAAAATAATTGAACTATTTTATTATATTTGCATAACGGTTCATCTCACATTATAAGCCGAGAAAAATATTGCCCTTGTTAATGAAACCGAAGTGAGATGCGGTGGATTTGATAAGGGCGTTTTATTTTAAAAAAATACTATGTTAAAAATCAAAGAAGAATTTAAAAAGTTAATACCAGCTTTAACAGCAGAAGAATTTAATCAATTAGAACAAAATTGTTTAGACGAAGGTATAAGGGAAAAAATAATTACTTGGAATGGTTTTATAATTGATGGGCATAATCGCTTTGAAATAGCTACAAAGCACCAGTTGAAGTTTGAAACCGAAAGTAAACATTTTGAAAGCGAAAATGATGTAAAAGAATGGATGATAAACAACCAGTTTGGGCGCAGAAATTTAAGCAACTATCAACGAAGTGTTTTAGCCTTGCAATTAGAAAGTGTATTTAGTGAAAGGGCAAAGGAAAATTTAAAACTTTCAGATGGTAAAGGTAAGCAGAAATCTGCGGAGGTTAAGATAGAACCTATTGAAACACGAAAAGAAGTTGCAAAGGTTGCCAATGTTTCACACGATACTATTGCAAAGGTAAAGAAGATTGAAGCCGTAGCAACGCCCGAAGTAAAAGCACAATTAAGCACTGGCGAAATAAGCATTAACCAAGCCTATCAAGAAATAAAGAAGGAGGAAAAGAAAGCCGAACACACCGCAAAGGTTTTAGAAGCAAGAGTTGAAACAAAGGTGAGCGACAACATTATTTTAGGTAATAGCCTAGAAGTTTTAGAAACCCTAGAAGATGGGTGCATTGATATAATTTTAACAGACCCACCTTATGGAATTGATTATGTTTCTAATCGTTCAATTTATGATAATACAATAACAAAAAGAGGATTACTAAACGATGGAAAGGATGAAGCCTTTGACTTATTGGATAAAACTTGTGAGGTATTGCAAAGAAAAACAGCCGAAAACTCACACCTATATTTCTTTTGCAGTTGGGCAGTATTTAGTAATTTTGAAACAATTATAAGTAAATATTTTACTATCAAAACGCCCATTGTTTGGGACAAAGGCAACAAAGGGAGTGGTGATTTAGATAATGACTGGGGCAATCAGACTGAAATAGTTATCTATTGTGTTAAAGGTAAAAAGCTTGTAAACAATAGAAGAGGCAATTTAATTAGTGTTCCAAGATTGCACACTTCAAAAATGGTACACCCTACCCAAAAGCCAAACGAACTAATAAAACAAATACTAGAGGTTTCATTTACTGATGGTGATTTTATTGTTGACCCATTTATGGGTTCAGGAAGCACCGTAAAAGTTTGCAATGAATTAAAAGCGAAATGTCTGGGTATTGAATTAGACAAAGAAATGTTTAACATAGCAAATAATTACATCAATGGAAATTAGGGAATTAGAGCGCAAATTTATTAATGACATCAAGTCTATCGTTTACCAAAACATTAGTAATTTACCTAAAAATTGTTTTGTTGTTAATGAAAGTTCAGAAGTTGAAGACACTAAACTATCTTTTGATTTATATTTTAGCGCAGACATACAAATATCTGTTAGGATAAGGTCTTTTAAATACAGAAACTACAATGACATCACAATTAGAAGCAGGGCAAAAAATGGTGGATTAACAGAAATTGATAAACTAATTGACGGCAAAGGACAAATTTATTTTTATGGTGTTTTATCTGAAAACGAAGAAAAAATAATAAAGTATATTTTGTTTGATATTGATAAAATTAGGAATAAGTTAAAGGAAAATGGAGTAGAAAAAACTAATTTTGATGGGACTAAGTTTAAATGTTATACCTTTGATTTCTTAAAAGATAATAGTGCAATAATTAATTACTATTTTTGACCCATGCCAATACCTAAACCAAAAACCAACGAAAGCAAGGACGATTTTATGCAGCGTTGCATGAGTGATGATGTTATGGTCAGCGAATACAAAGACGAAGCGCAAAGATACCGACTTTGTTTATACAGCCATGCAAATGATTTGAAAGCGCAGAAAGAAATCTTAAACGCTGAAACGTACACCGACTACCCGAAAGCCGCAACCGAGAACGCTAAACGTGCTTTAAAATATAGAGATGAAAGTGGAAACCCAAAAGGATGCGGTACACCAGTAGGATGGGCAAGGGCAAACCAACTAGCAAACCGTGAACCAATTAGCCGTGAAACAATAGCACGAATGGCATCATTTGAACGGCATAGACAAAACAGCAAAGTACCTTACAAAGATGGATGCGGTGGTTTAATGTGGGACGCATGGGGCGGTGATGAGGGAGTTGCATGGGCACAAAGAAAATTAGAACAGATAGATAAGACTTAGTTAATGTTTTATTTTATCTTTGCACTAAAATAGTATAAAATAGTGGACAATGGGATTTGAGAAAGGACATCAAAAAATAGGCGGCAAGGTTAAAGGCACTCCAAATAAATTAACTAGAACGGTCAAAGAAACCGTTTTAGCCGTGTTTGATGATTTACAAGCCGACCCGAAAGCAAACCTATTATCGTGGGGAAAAGAGAACCCTACTGAGTTTTACAAGATAGCAGCTAAACTAATCCCAACCGAAGTAAACGCAAATGTTGAGGTTCACAAAAAAGAACTCCCACCGTTTATGAAGTCAAATGAAAGCCAATCCTAACTTTGATTATTTACATGATAAGATTAACGAGCAACGAATAATCCTTTTGCAAGGCGGTACACGTAGCGGAAAGACTTATGCTACTATTTACTTTCTAATTGACTTCTGTTTGCTTTACACTGGAATGGAAATAGACTTAGTTCGTGATACGTTTACTGCACTAAAGGCAACAGCGTGGAAAGACTTCAAAGACGTGCTATTGAGTTTGGATTTATATCATGATAAGTTTCACAATAAGACTGATCACACCTACGAGTTAAACGGCAACACGATAAGCTACTACGGTGCAGATACTCCCGACAAGATACATGGTCGAAGTCGTGACATTCTTTGGATTAACGAGGCGCACCAGTTCCCACAAGAAACTATCGACCAGTTATTCCCACGTACACGATACCGAATTATAGCCGACTACAATCCTGCACTAGGTTTAGAACATTGGCTTGACCCTTACATTGAAAAGCATCCACCATTAGTGACCACTTATAAAGACAATCCGTTTTTAACTCAGTCACAAATCGAGGACATCGAAAGCAGAAAGTCAAATCAATATTGGTGGACAATTTACGGAAGTGGTGAACGTGCAAACCGACAAGGCGCAATCTTCACGAATTGGACGATGGGAGATTTTGACAATTCACTCCCATACGTTTACGGTCAAGATTATGGCTTTAGTGTTGACCCGACAACCTTAGTCAAAGTGGCGGTTGACAATAACCAAAAGGTTATATATTTGCACGAAGAGTATTATGGAGTTGATAAACTAGGTACTGATGACCTTTTCAAACTTAATAGCCAACTAATCCAAAAGCCGACTGATATAATCGTGGGTGATAGTCATGGTCAACAAAATAGATTAGTTGATGATTTAAGGCGAAAGGGTTTAAATATAAAACCATGTACCGATTATTGTAGAGGTTCATCAGAAATGATACCAAGTGCGAACAACTATAAAATAATAATAACACCAACATCGCACAATTTGCGAAAAGAATTATCTAACTATATTTGGAACGATAAAAAAGCAGGAATACCAGTTGATGCATTTAATCACGCACTTGACGGATTTCTTTATGGCTTTGCGTTTCTAACCAAGCACAAAACAAGCACAGGAATAAGAAAAAACAGTTTGATATGATACAAGGGAAAATAAACGAGGAGATCATAAACATCCCGACTAATTGGGGTGATGTACCGTTTAAGAAGTACATCGAGTTTTTAAACCATGAAACAGCACTTGACCAAGCTAGTTGTTTACTAGGTGTGCCGACCACAACATTAAACAAGTTAAACAGCGAAGCACTAGGAGCGTTATTTACGGCATTACAATTTATGCACGAAGCACCAAACGCTTACTTAGAAAAAGATAAAGAGATTGACATTGGGCGTGAAAGCTACGGCAAACTAGAGATGGCGAAGTCTTTACTCCTTCAACATGACAAACCGAAGGACGCTTTGATTGGCATTGCGAAGATTTATACTGAAATTGACTTTAGCGAAGTGCCTACTGATGAGGCTAATCCGATTTGCGCTTTTTTTTTTCTGCACTCAAAAAGTTCTTTGAGCGTTATAAAAGATTGAACGACTACAAACCAAGTCAAGCGGAGGCAATAGCGAATGTTGATAGGTTCAAGAAGTTCGGAGCAAAGGCAACTATCTTTGCCATGATGGACAGATGGGGCAAAACTATTGAAGAGGTCACAAATATGCAGGCGACTTTAATTTACGACATTCTCCTTCACGACTTTGAAAAGTCGATGTATCAAAAAGATTTACAAGCGGCACAACAGCAACAGCAGAAAATGTTTAAAAAATAAACTTTAAAAAAAGTTTAGAAAAAGTTTGGAAGTGTAAAAAATGTTTAGCTATATTTGCATATCATTTAACCAAATAAAAAATAAACCTATGAAAAACACACCATCAACACAATTACAGACATTATTTGTAGAATTATTAAACGCTGAATTATCTAGCTACAAAAGAGTTAGTTTAAATATGCTTAATAACACAATACTTTTCATAACAGAAAAACATGGCTTTAATCAATATCCAATAGAGTATTGGTACACATTAGCATCGGCAAAAGGTTTTAAATATAGTCTTTAAACAAAAAGGGGCGAGGCATCCTATCAACCTCAAAAAACCAAACCAAACCAACCAAACCTATGAAAACAAAACACACAAGCGTAAGCAATAACACGCTATTAGAAACGGCTAATCTGTTAGCCGCATTATCAAACCTTATAGAACGGGACTATCTGCACGTTGCTGAAAACATCAGCCAGTCAATAAAAAAATCTATCGACCTTGAAATGGACAAGGTGCAAAAAGAAATTGAGAAGCGAGAAAACTATTAGCCTAATATTGAAGCCACAAAGAAGAAAGCCACCCTAAAAAGTGGCTTTTTTTATTTACTTTTGCTTTATGTACTTAGATACCGTAGACTTCATAAAAGGCATTTGCCAAACCATTAACCCGAACGGCACGTTTTATCATGGGCGTGTTAGCGATGCGAATTTAGCCATCAAGGACAATCCGATGCCACAAATACACCTATACCCTTTTCGTGTTCAAAACCCGAGCAATATGGGCGTAGACGTGAACCCAAATATATTAATGGCGTTTCTGTTTGACGGTTCGCCTCACGATAGTGCAGATGACTTGTTAAACAGCACAGACGAAGCCGACACGATGCAAAGGCGTTTTCATCTAGCTTTACAAGGTAGCGGCAAGATAGTAAGCAACTACGAAGCAGAACCGTTTTACAAGCAGTTTAGCGGTGTGACGAACGGAATGTTTGTAAGGTTTCAACTTCAAATCAAATCCAGCAAAGTTTGTGAGGTATGATAAACCTAGAAGCACGACTAAACGAATTAGGGGTCAAATTAACCGAGCAGTTGGTAAATGACATCCAAACCAAGCTAATACAGCGAAGGGGCGCAAATGGCACGTTTGAGAGCGTGGTGAACGCAAGTGGCAAGTTAGCCAAGTCAATACGGTTTGAAGTAACCAACGGAACGGTGCTAAGCATTTACGGCAATGATTATATTCAATATTTGCAAAACGGTAGAGGACCAACTAAAGGCGGAGGCAATGGAGCGGTTAAACGTGCGATAAGGCAATGGATAGATGACAAAGGAATTATCCCAGATGGAATAAGCAAAGATAGTTTAGCCTTCTTAATTGCAAGGCGAATACATCAAGAGGGTTCGACCATATATCAAGCAGGTGGGAGCGATTTAATTAGCGGAATATTTAACGAAGAATTACAGCGAAGCATCGAAGCAGAGTTTGCACAATTATTGGTTACAGAAATTCAATCTGAGATTTTTGAATTATTGGCGGCATAAATAAATAGGACACGAAAATAATAACGGCTTAGAGTTGTTTAAATTTGCAACATGAGCCGAGCCAACGACTATTTACTTTTCCAACGTCCTTATAAATGGGTTAGCGCACATCGAGAGTTCACATGGGTGTACTCTTTACCCACACGACCATTCTTTTATTTCCCTAATAACGGTCTTATTCAAGTGGTGTTGACTTCTTCATTTAGTGCTGACTTAGAAGTGGGAAGCCGTATCTACTTTCGGAACTTTGGGGCGTTGACTGGCTTCCATGTGGTGAAGTCAATCACAAGCCAAAGCAACTTTACTTTGCAAACAGCGTATCCGAGTACGGTGATTAGTTCCGTTGGTGCAGGTTGTGAGTTTGTTGACTTGCCTAGCGTGACCGTTTATGCAGGTTGGAATAGTGGCGAATTGATTATAGGGGGCGTGGATATGTCAACCGTTCAGCCTTACAAGCTAATCGCTACATTCAGACCCGAAGCAGACCTAAATGGGCGGTTAAGGTTCAACCTAAGCGGATATGCACAAGCGGCATTCCCTACGCCTTACAAAATACTTTACAACATAGACGAAGTTAATTACAACATAGATAATGGACCGATAATTGTAGGTGGCAAAGAGTACATTTATCTACGCCACTTTTTTAATGGTTCACTAAAGGGGTTCAACTACGTTGCTAATAGTGGGTTAACGGTTGAAGATTTAAACCGATATTATGTGAAAGCCAACTCGATTAGCGAGTGCGGTTTTACCAAGCTATTTATTGATGGAGATAGACAAGAAACAAGAACAATAAACGAAAATCAAATATCATGGCTATAAAAAGTAAAACACAATTAGCTTCCGACATTGCAGGGAGTACATTTAGCGCACCTCAGCAAGTTATCTTAGATGACATGGTTGACAGCTACCAAGACTTAGCTATTCAGCTAACAACGGCACAACGGAACGCAATCGCTACACCAGCGAATGGCTTACTAATTTACAACACTGACAATAGTCAGTTTGAATATTACAACGGTGCGAGTTGGGCGAGTATGTCGAGCGGTTTAGGGAGTACGCAATCCGTAAGCGTAGCGATTGGAAGCGCACAGATATTGGCAGGGAACACAACACCTGTGCAATTAGTAGCAGCACCAGGCGCAGGTTTGGCAATTATACCGATTTCAGCAGTGGTAAAATATACATACATTACAGCGGCTTATGCTACAAATACAAGCCAAGTTATTTACCTTGATACATTAAACGGTAGTGATAATGCATTAATTCTTATTCAAACAATGTTAGCTCAAGCGGCAAATAAGAGTGCGGTTAGGTCAGCAAATAGTGCTGTTGATGAAAATAGCATTATAGCAAACAAGGCTTTAATGTGGGCGATTGAAACAGGCAATCCAACAGCAGGGAGTGGAAGATTAGACATAACCGTTATTTACACGACAATACCTTACTAATGATTAAGAAAGTCAAGACCTACGTTAAAGATGCAACGGACAGCGGAAACATTCAAGGTTTCTTCGATGACGCTATTATGCAAGGTTCAACGGCTTCGACATTTAACGGTTTGGGTATTGATGGCAATTACACTTCAGCACCAGCGTGGTTTACAGAGTTTGGAAACTTCCCCTTATCAATAGGTTGGAATATCGATTTAGATAATGCTGATGTTGGGTTCTATTCGTTTAGTTGGACATTAAGCTACGGAGCTACTGATGTGGAGTACATAGTGGAGTTAAACCTACAAGCCTACAATCAAATTGACTTGCCAACTAATTGCAACACTAAATTGTTAGCGTGGTTAACAAGACAAGGCGGTTGGGCGGTATTCCCATTTAACGGCAATACTACTTTTGAAACAGAGATCCCCGATGCAGAAACATACCAAACGCCACAATATCTAACAGCCGTTAGCGAACGTAGAGGCGTAACCGATAGCGAGATACTTACCACAGGAGATATTCCACAAGAGGCATTGGCTTACATGGAAAGTTTAAAGCAAACTTCACAAGCGTACATTAGAAACACATTGCAAGATGGAACGATTGAAATAGTGCCAGTGTTAATTGAGGCAGGAACATTCACCAAGCGAAACACAAACGACAAATTTTTTGATGTGAGCGTAAGAATTATTTACGCTACTGAAATAACTATGCAAAATGGCTAGTGAGTTATACATCGAAGATAAGTTAGTTGACTTGCCTACTGATGCCGACATTAGTATAGAATACGCCATTGCGAAGATTGGTGAAATTGAAAAGCGAAGCGGAGTACGGTCAGCCGAATTTACTATTCCAAAGACGGCAAAGAATAAAGCCATATTTGAAAATCCCGATGATGTAAATAACATTGGCACTAAGCCATATAGAAGGCTAAAAGCACGTTATTATTCCAACGGTATAGACCAACAGATTTCATTTGCAACTCTAAAGGAAAGCGCACAAGGTTACAACGTCAACATTTACGGTGGCAATAGTGATTTCTTTGCGGCTTTAAAGGATGGCAAGTTAACTGATATTGATTTTAGTGCTTATGACTATTATCACACCTTGACTAACTACGTTGCAACGAGAACGGATTTAGACGTTCCACGTTCAATCGCTTTGAATGTTGAGCAACCTACTGCAATAGCTTTGGGCAATATTGCTTACCAGCCACCAAGCGTTTCGATTGAGTTTCTTTTAGAACAAATGGCGGCTTCACAAGGTTACACCATAAACAACGAAAGCAAATTAAAATACGGTTATCCAAATCAGTTAATGATTTTGCCGTTGTGTAAAGAATGGTTAAGGGATTTTAACGGTGATAAATATAACTGCGAGTTCTTTGGTAATACTTTGGTTTTACCAGCACCAGCAGCAGCAAATAAAATAATGATGCTTACTAAAATTAGTGGCAGCGATATTTATTTTGACCCTAGTTCAATAGCAACTTGGGATGGTAGCGTTATTCTAAATGATATAATAACCGTAACTTATAACATTGTAATAAATATAACGGTTACAATCGTAGGCAATATTACGATAGACGTTAATTCAATAGGCATATCCGATACAAGATTAGCGGCTGATGTGGTAGTAGGCGTAAACACTTTTACTTATTCTGGAACGGCAACACTTACACCGTCAGCATTAACAGATGATGCAAACGCAATTACTATTTCATTTTTAACGGCTGCAATTTACACCGTTGCTGATGCTTCATTAACCATTACAGATACGGTTGTAGTTACTCCAACTGAAGTAAATGCTTTACCGTCAGTTAACTTTATAAGCCGTCAATTTACAACCGTCAATAGTTTGTTACCCGATACAAAGCAAAGCGAATTACTAGCTACTTATTTGAAGTTGACTTGCTCACTAATTCAAGTTGATGAGGTTAACAAAGTGGTTAACATTGTACCGTTTGAAAAGCTAAATGATAACATTCCAAACGCTTTAGATTGGAGTAATAAATTAGACCTAACCGATACGCCTCAGATAACATTTGCGGTTGATGGCTACGCTCAAAGAAACCTTTGCACGTGGCAATATGATGAAGTGTTCGACCCTAATCAAAATGCAACATTCGCAAACGGTGTAATCACTTTAGATGACCAGAATTTAGATGACGAACAAGACCTAATTGAAATTGACTTTAGCGCAAGTACACAAGCATTAACAGGCGGTTTAGTTGTTGCAGACTTGCAGATATTTAATGATGACGGCACGTTTAAAGATGAAATAGACCAGCGGATTTTATTCGCCAAGTTTAACGATGTGGCCTTCACCTACACAGACGGCACAAGTAACAGCGCACAGACGACCGACATTCTTTTAACTCACTTTCAAAAGAGTGGTGAAATCAATTTAGGGTTTGATGATAATTTAATCCCTACTTTCTACCAGTCTTTTATTGATGTTTTGGATAAGGCTAAGATAGTCACTTGCTTACTTCGATTAAACGCTTCCGATATTAATCAACTTGACTTGACTATTCCTATTTATATAGAATACTTCAACAGCTATTTTTATGTGAGCAAGATAAGCGGTTATAACCCGAACAGAAACGTGAGTACATTGGTTGAACTTGTAAAACTTTACTAACATGGCAGATACACTAATATTTAAGATAGACACCACTCCAACCGTTTCGGCATTGCAGGACGTTAACGACTTGTTGACCCAATCAAAGACTAAGCTAAAGGAGTTGACTGATGCAGGGAAGCAACAGACCAATGAATACATTTCACAAAATGCTGAGGTAAAGGCATTAGAGAAAGAGCAACGGGCGTTAAACAATGTTTTGGTGCAACAAACTAGTGCAACAAAGATAATGACCCAAGCCACAGAGGATAACATCAAAGCAGGTAAGGCACAAGAAAACAGCATAGCAGAAAACCGAAAAGCCTACAACGCTTTATACAATCAATTAATCCAAACAGCGAAGCCAACTAAGGAACAAATCGCAACCGCTAAGCAATTAAATACGGTAATAAAGGAACAAGAGGCGGCATTAGGTAACACTACTCGTAACGTAGGTAACTACGGTCAAGGGTTTAGTGAAGCAGGGAAGCAAATAAACTTATTTGGCGTAAACATTGGCGAGGTTTCTAAAGGATTAGAGGCTGCTAAAGCAGGTTTCACAGCCGCAGGGGGTGGCGTTAAAGGTTTTGGTGCGGCACTAGCTACAACAGGTTTGCCGTTGATTATAATGGGTATTCAATCCCTTATAACCGTATTTGAAAATTTTAAACCAGTAGCTGATGCGGTTGAGGATAGCACAACAGCTTTGGGCGCAGCATTTAGAGCAATAGTAACTGGTGGAAGTATTGACGATATAGTTAACTCGTCAATGAATTTATTAAACGTCCTTCGTGATTTAGAGGACACACAAGGCGCATTTAATATATCACAAGCCAAAGGTCGTGCACAAGTTGATGCCTTAATAATTGCATCAAAAGATAGAACTAAAAGCGAGGAAGATAGGCTTAAATTAATTGAGAAAGCGGAGGCATTGGAGCGTGATATTTTTGGGAAAGCAAACGTGCGAAATGTTATCTCAATAGACAATCAAGCCAAAGCACTAAAAGCAAAGTTAGAAATATCTGATGCCGAATTAAAAATATTAGCGGAGGAGGACACTCAAAGGTCATTAGCGTTGCGTAAAAGACTTGAAGATACAAAAGGATTAACCGATGAAGAATTAAAATTATACCAAACAGCTTTACTAGAACGTCAATCATTAGAGGGTGAATTAAATAAGTTCTCCGAGAAAATGATTAATGCTCGTAATAAGATAATTGAAAAAGCCGAAGCCGAAGCGCAAAAGGCGGCAGATAAAAGGGCAAAGGAAAAAGAAAAAAGTAATAGAGACGCAGCAGACGCAGCGGCTAAAAAAGCTATTTCAGACGCTAAAGCTATTTCTGATAAAGAGAAAGCAGAACAAGATGAAGTCAACCGATTAAATAAAATTGCAGACCGTAATGCCTTTTTAGAAGAGTTGAGAATAAAGACTTTGCTAAGTGGTCAAGAGCAGGAGGAGGCTTTATTTGAGTTGGCTTTTGAAAAGCGTATTGAAGACCTAAGAGCATTAGGATTAAGCGAGGTAAAAATTGAAGAAATAAAGCAAAAGGAGTTATTAGCGATAAAAGAAAAGTACGCTGAAAAAGGAACTGAATTAACTAAGTCAACTGCAAAGACAGCAGAAGAAATACAAACCGAGCAAATACAGGCTATACAAGGTATTGTAGGGGGAGCGTTGAATACTATCGGTTCAATATCTGATATACTTAGCGAGGTAACGGCACGTAAACAAGAAGAACTTGATGCGGCTTTAAAAAGTGGTGCATTAAGCGAGGAAGAATATGCTAAACAAAGTGCGGAGTTGAAGCGTAAACAATTTGAAGAAAACAAAGCTATACAATTAGCAACGGCAGTAATGCAAGGTATAAACGCCACTTTAGCGGCTTATACTTCGGGTGCTTCAATCCCTTTAGTTGGTACGGTTACAGGTCCGTTATTTGCAGCATTAGCGGCAGCATTTTCAGCAGTTCAAATTGGAATGATAGCAAGTAAACAACCTCCAAGATTTGCCACAGGCGTTATTGGTTTAGATGGTGCAGGAACAGCAACAAGCGACAGCATAGATGCAAAGTTATCACGTGGTGAAAGTGTAATGACAGCCAAAGCAACGGAGCGATTTGCACCAGTTTTAGCGCAGATGGAGATGGCAGTAGGTAACAGACCGAACTTCCAATTAGGCAACAGGAAATTCGCCACAGGTTACATCCCAACAACGGACGGAGGATATAGTGATAGGGCAATGAGTAACGAGGTGAACAACGCTAGTACGATGGCGAAAATGTTTAGCGATAGCATAGCAAAGATGCCACAGCCGAAACTTGTTTACGATGAGTTCACTAATTTTGTGAACAACCGTAATCAGTCGGTTAACTTATCGGAGTTGTAAATTTCATTATACTTCTCAATAGCCGCTTCACGAACAAACTTCGCCACACTTGTATTTGACTGCGGAAGTTGGCAATGACTTTCTAAACGTTTCCACCAATAAGGCGTGAACTGCGTTTTGAGTTGTTTTGAATACTTTTCGGCTTCGTCTTTTTTACTTGCCATCTGCAATAGTTTTGGTTAGTTGACTAGGAATAAACAAGGCTACAATGAAGAATAAGCGCACCCATTCAGACCATTGCAAAGGGTTAATGTTAGCACCAATAAAGGCGCACAATAAATAGCATAGTACGAACGTAACTGATGCGCTGATGTATTTGTTTCGGATTGACATGGTTAAAAAGTTTAGGACAAACATAGTTTGATTTTAGGACAAAAACAAATTGGCTTTGATATTCTACGTTTTTTTGTATCATGAACAGCGCAACGCTATACATTAACGGTTATATCGGTCAACAAGGTTTCTTTGATGAAGCGTCTTTTGACTTGACCACGTTAAACAATTTCATTGACCAGCACCAAGATATTGAAGAACTAAATGTGTTTATCAATAGCGGTGGCGGTTCAGTAACGGAAGGCTTTGCAATTCATGACCGTTTAATGGCTTTGCCGTTTACGGTTAACACTATTGTAAACGGAATGTGCGGAAGTATCGCAACGGTTATATTCCAAGCAGGTAAAAAGGGCAAAAGAAAAATGTACGCTAATAGCGAGTTTTTTGTTCACAATCCTTTTTGGATGCCCGATGCACCAAACGCAATGGAAGCAAAAGACTTGGAAGCACTAGCGGAAGATTTGAAGCGTGCAGAAAATAAGATAGTTAATTTCTATTCAGCTATCACTGGCAAATCAACCGAAGATTTGAAACCAATCTTAGACCGTCAAACAACACTAACAGCAAGTGAAGCAATCGAACTAGGCTTCGCAGATGAAATCATGGGCGGTGAAATAAAGGCGTTCACGAAGTACAAAATAGCAGCGTATTTATCTAATCAAAATAAAACAATTAACATGGCAGAACAAACCGAAATCAAAGCCGAGTTGACAGGAATAAAATCATTCCTTGCAAAACTCACATCAAAACTATTTAAGGCAGCAATGACCGAAACTATTGACGGCAAAGTAATCCACTTTGATGGCTCAACACTTACCGAAGGCACTTTGGTATTTGAAGACGAAACAATGTTGACACCTTTGGCAGATGGTGACTACGTTGTAGATACAGCTACTTACACCGTTGCAGAGGGTGTAGTTACAGCGGTAAAAGAAGTTGAAGTTGAAGTTGAAGTTGAAGATGCGAAACTAAAAGAAGCAAACGCACAAATCGAAGATTTGAAAGCGCAACTTGCCGCTAAAGAAGAAATCGTAAACGAGAAAGAAACTTTGATTAACGACACCAAAAACGAAATCGTTGCACTTGCAACAAAGGTGAAGTCTTTTGAAGCGTTACTTGTAACTGGCAAGAACTTCAAAGCCGAAGCAGGTCAATCAAATAACACTAACCAAGATGCGCCAAAACTTTCAGCAATGGAAGTAATCGCAAAACGTAGAGCCGAAAAGGAAAACAAATAAATTTTTAAACTAAAAACAAAAAAAATAAGACATGGCAAACGCAGTAACAGCACTACCAGCAAACGGTTCGATACCATATGAGGTATTCTATAAACCGCTATTGAACGACCCAAAGATTAACGCTTTACCGTTCACAATTCACTTTGGAAAAATCGGCAAAGAACTATACTTTGATGCTGAATTTACCGATGCACCAACTATCAAGGCAACTTGTGGATGGGATTACAAAACAGGAACGCCAATCACTAAAAAGGCTCTTGACCCTTATGAGTTGGATTTCTCTTTTGAGCAATGCTACACCGACTTCGTGAAATCTATTTGGGGCGATAGCCTTCCAGATGGTTGGAGAAAAGGTGAATTGACACCAGAGATTGTTGACCGTATCGTAACTAAGCAGTCAAACGCTTTCAACACTAACTTGCTTTACGCTTTGTTTTTAGCTGATACTTCATCTACTACTAACTTCTTGAGCGGTATGGACGGTGTTTATCAAAAACTATTAGCAGGTGTTGCAGGTAATGACGGAACGGTTGATGCAGGTGCAATCACTGACAGCGACTTGTCTTTGACAAACATCGAAGGTACACTTTACGGTATCTACACAGCACAAAGCGATTTGCTTAAAACTTTTGACAACGGAACTAAAGCGTTCATTGTAACTCAAAAAGTTTATGAAGCATGGTCTCGTTTCTTGCAAATCAACACAGCAGTAGGTGGCAACTTGATTGACCGTGCATCTATCCAAAACGGTGTGACTGGTATCTCTTATCAAGGTATTCCAATGATTAACGCTAACTACGTTGACAGAGGATTGGCACTTTACGGCACAGCAGGTTCGCCTCCAAGTGTAACTGACCCGAACCGAGTTATCTTGACTTTGCCTACAAACCACCACATCATGATTGATGGAAGCGGTTTTGAAAGCATCGAACCATTCTACGACCGTAAAGATGACAAAGTTTACTCACCAGCTAGTGCTATGATTGACTACCAATACGGCTACGGTGACTTGAACGTAATCGCAGGTTTCTAAAAAAAATTAAGGGGGTGCAAATCCCCCTTTTAATATCTTAAATAAAACATAAAATGGCAGATTGCATAGACATATTAGAAAGCATCGGACAAGGATGCGAAAAAGAAAACCAAGTTGGCGGTGTAAACCGTAGAGTTTGGGTAACGCAAAAGAGCCAAGTCGTAAGCACTACAACTGACGCTAACGGATACGTTAACACCATTACAATGGGCGTTGACAATTCGAGCGATGCTTATAAGTTGATTACGGTTACAGGCAAAGACTACACTCACAACGGTGTTATTGAAGGCGTGATTGGTGATAACACCAACACATTCAACCACAGCGCGGCGATTAAAATCTTCACAGCTACACCTGCTGAACGTGAAGCAGTTGAGACTTTGTTTAAAGCAAAGGACTTGATTGTTATTTTCCAAAACGAAAACGACCAAGTTGAAGTTTACGGATTGGACAAAGGATTGAAAGCATCGGCATTCGCAGGTGGTACTGGAACGGCTTTACAAGATGACACAGGAATGTTGTTGACTTTGAGTGGCGAACAACGCTACTTGCCTAAATACTTCTTGAATGGCGGTTCTTTGGCTACGTCAATCGCTTACTTGGATAACATCAGCAAAGCAGTAGTTTAATTCTTCTCGCTCCCTTAGTTGCATAAACTTTAGCCACTTTCGAGTGGCTATTGTTTTTTAAGTACGTTTGTCTATATTTGTACAATGGAAGTGAGAAGCCTATCTTTTTTAAATGAGTTGAATGAGAATGTAATCTCAAAAGGTAGCGTAAACAATGTAAGCGGAGTAACTATCCGATATTACTATACACTAATTTTCAATAAGAAATTAAAAGGAAATTGCAGTTCATGCTTAGTTGATGCAATGGTTTCCATGCGGAAATATTATACGACTAACATAGCGAAGTACAATAGTAGCGATGCCGAGATTTTAAAGGTCAATAAATACGCTTTGACTAAAGCACTAATTGAATTTAAGGCTCAGGAGAAATATGAATTGTGTGAGTTTATTAAAGGTCGGATTGATATTTATAAAAAACTGATATGACCGAAATCGAGAAGTACAGACATTGGCTTTTAAGTTTAACAAGGTTAGCCACACTTAAACATTTTCCTAGTATTTACGAGGCTACGGATAAACGTTTTGAGCGAATGAAAGCGGATAAAGTTTTCAATGGCGTGGCGTTCGTTTGGTATTTTAAAGATATGGAGTACATCGGTTGTGACTTTGATAGCTTTTGCAATAAGAAAGATGGGCATGGAGTAACTGAATTAGAGCATAGCGTCAAACTATTTAGTAATGAAGTAAAACAGATATTTTTATGAAACTAACAGCAGTAGAATGGTTGGTTGAGCAACTTGCTCCATCTGTATCTTTACAACAAAAGTACATTGATGAATTACTTGAACAAGCCAAAGCAATGGAGAAGGAGCAGATAATTGATTTTATAAGAAAAGCGGTAAGCAAAATACTTGATGAGGATAGGCAAAACCCATTTAATTTAGAACAATACTACAACGAAACCTACAAATCAGAATGAAGAAAACAATTATAACCCGAAGCGCAAACGATAAACTTTACAGCCTTGCAAAATCATTATGGCGTGATGACAATACTTTCGTAAGGTTGCAACAATTTACAGGCTTTCATGGTGCGCTGACTTATCTCCTTCACATTCTCGAGAATTACAACGGCATAATCGTAAACGCTGACGAAGATTTCTTTGTTACCAATGAGGACTTAATAGACCAAGTAATTGCTGACATGATACGAAATGACTTTGCGTATTGTGGTGTTCCCGATAAGGGAGTGATTAGCCATAGAGACAAATCATTTTTCCACGTCAATCCGTTCTTTAATGTGTTTAACGTGGACATGATTAAAACTAAGTTGCCAAAATTTGACAACTCAAAAGTTTATGACTACGCAAACCAGTGCGAAAAGAATGGCAATGTAGATGAACCGTTTGCAGGGTTATTTTATTGGCTACATTTGAACTTCAAACACGCTAACTTCACCAAGATAACTTCAACAGATGGCACAAGTACGGTGATAAATATTAATGATAAACCGATTGGCATCCATTCATGGTATAGTCGTGAGTATGGCAAAGACGTGAAGCAGACCGAGCGAATTGACAAATGCCTAGAGTGGGCGATAATCAACCGTAACCAATGAAGCTAATAGTTCCATATCGAAATAGACTTGACCACCTTAAACAATTTGTACAGCATTACAAAGGGTTTGACATTTTAGTAGTGGAACAAGCGAATAACGAGTTATTTAATCGTGGTAAATTGCTCAATATAGGCTTTAATGAGTGCAATGATAAAACCGTTTGCTTTCATGATGTTGATTTGTTAGCTGAAAGCCTAGATCATTACAACCAGCCTATTGATGGGGCGGTCCACTTTAGCGGTTTATGTGAGCAGTTCAATTACAAAGTGCCTTATGATACTTGTTTTGGTGGCGTGACAGCGTTTACAGAAGAGGCATTTCTAACTTGCAATGGCTTCTCAAATAATTATTGGGGATGGGGTGGCGAAGATGATGACCTATTCACCCGAACAAAACTAAACAACATCCGTACTAAATTCGAGTTACACAGATATAAGTCTTTGAAACACGAAAAGCAACCGATTACAAGCGAATATAAGGCGAATAAAGAGCGATTGAATAGAACACAGAACACATGGGAGTTTGACGGCTTAAACAGCCTACGTTACAAGATAGTTGAACGTGGCGAGATTTGCGGTGTGGAATTAATTAAAGTAGATTTGTAAACAATAAAATCAAAATATGATACCTCAAAAATTTAAACTAAAAAAAGACGTTGGTTCTATCGTATTCCGAGCAGGAACGCAAATTGTTTCTATCACTAAAGAAACGCAAATCAGTGAAGAACTTTACAACTTATGCTGCAAGTTTGGAAAGTCACATTGCTTTGACATTATGGGTGAAGAAAAAGGTCAAAAAAAAAGCCTATCAACATCCCAGTTCCCAGCGTCTTTATCAACCTTGAACGAAGTGCCGACAGACGAGAGCGATTTACCACTAGTGCCAAACAAGAGGCTAGAGGATGTTTCTATTCCACAGCCAAAGAAAAGGGGAAGACCCTTCAAGTCGAAAGATTAATTGCCATTGATGGCAAAGAAATAGTTTCACCAATTCAAGGTGTAACGAATAACGAATATGCGTGCATTCAAAGCCACTTGAACGCTATTAAACTAGCTAAAGAAAGAGGTTATGAGTGCATTGCTATTTTTGAAGATGATATAACTTTCGTAAAAGATTTTAAAGGTAAGTTTGAAAAGTATTTGAACCAGTTACCCAAAGATTGGCACATCCTTTATTTGGGCGGTTCGTTTGGGCGTAATCCTTTCTACTTTAATCAATACTTTACACAGCAAAATCAAACGTGGGGAGCGTTTGCGTACATCGTACACAAGAGAGCGTACAATAATCTAATTGAAATGCTTTCGTGTCCTAAAAAAATAGTGGACGGTCACTATATTGACTACCAAAAATCGCACCTTTGCATTAAGCCAAACGAACGGTTAGTGATACATCCAAAAGGGTTTAGCACTATCAAAGAAATCGAGGTAAATTATAAAGGCATACAATGAGCAAACATACACGAACATTCAAAAACATATTGCCAGTCACTACTGAAAAAAAAGGTGATGGATATTTTCGTTATGGATGGAATGACAATTTGCCTTTAGAATTAATTGAGGCAATCAACAATAGTGGCGTAGCGAAGAAAGCCGCAAAGAAATATGCTGAGTACATTCAAGCGGATGGATTTGTTTCTCCAGTTGCTTCGGGGTTCAAAGTAAACTCAAAGCAAACAGCGGATAAGTTTGTAGGAATATTTGCAACTTCGTGGTCGTATTTTAATGCGGTTGTTATCCATGTTTCAAGACTTGGAAACGGTCGAGTTGGAAAATCGGAAGTGATGCCGTTGCAGAAATTCAGACGTGGAATAAATGGGACTTGGTTTTATAACCCGACAATACAAACAGACAAATATAGACGTGATGCGTGGGTTGAGTTGCAAGACTTTCAGGGCGAAGTAGCTACATTTGAAGCGATGGATATAAATGTCAATCACTTTGGTGGGCGTGGCGAGATACTATACGTTTACAATGGCAATCCTTTTGATAGTGGGCATTATGGACTTCCAGATTATTTAGCGGCTTTTGAGGACTTGAAAACATCAAGCGAGTTATCAAAGATGGATTACGAAGCGGTGTTGAATGGTTTTGTTTTAGGTGGTATCATGACGTTTAGCGGAGTAAATGAAACAACGGAAGGCGAAGATGGATTAACAGACCGTCAGCGTGTGGAAGAAGCAATGACGCAGTTCACAGGGTTGCAGAAAAATAAAGATGGCTTGACTTCACGTTTTGGAGTTTTGGCACACTTTGTAGAAACACCCGAACAAGCACCAACATACACAGCAACAGACCCGAAACCAATACTAGAAGCATCAAACACTAAGCGTGACATTATCGAGCGTTCTATTTGCCGTTTATTTGGCGTTCATCCTGTATTACTAGGTTACAGCGAAGCGGCAGTTTTAGGAAACACAAACGCAATAGAACAAGCACGAAAAGAATTAAGAGAAGCCGTAAAACCAGTGCAGGGGTTAATTCAAGAAACAATGGCTACAATGTACGGCAGTAGTATAGATTGGACTTTGAGCGAGTATGGTATTGTTAACACTCAAATAAATATGCCAAATGTTTCCGAATAATAAAGCATGGATAAGCGTAGTGGATATAACACCGTTCTTTGCGGTGTTAAGTCCGAATACACCAACAGCACAGATAGAGCAACAAGTGATATTAGCGCAGACGTTGGACGTTAAGAATGAACTCCCGAAAGAATTAATCGAAGATATTAATAACGCTATACTAGCGAACCCACAGCAATACAGAACGAATAGAACGTATGTTGAGGGTGATAAAGTATTTTACAATGGCGTTTATTACATCGCTTTAGATGCCATCGCAGTAAATGAAGCACCACCAAGCGCAGACTGGGGCGATTATGAGTTGATGAACTTCTACAATGTGTTTGTGAAACGTTGGTTAGCAGGTTGCACCATGAAGCGATACATGCCTTATTTAGGTTTGCATGGTACACAATGGGGATTAGAGCAGTTTCAACAAGAGGGGTTCGGTCAAGTAAGCGACAAAAGACGTGCGGAGTTACTTAATTCAATAGCAGGACAAACATCAGCCTACGCAAACGAAATGATTAACTATTTAAACGATGTTAATTGGACACTTGATGGAGTAGTTTACGAGCGTGATACACTTTGCAAACAAGTGAAAAGCAAATTGCCGTTCAGCATTATTGGTGCAGGTGTGAAAAATAGGAAATATTACTTTGACGAAAACAACAGACGGATAATATGGGAGCAGTAAAACAATTAGTGCAGGGTGAAGACTTGACTATTAACATTCAGTTAGTTGGTGAAGATGGCGAACCTATACAAATAAGCAACTGCGAAGATGTTATTTTGTACCTATATCAAAGACGTGAAAACATTTTAGTTGAAATAGCACTAAATGAAATGGAAGTTGTGAGCAGTTTATTGGGCAAAGTCAAAGCGATTGTTTTGGGTGCAAGTTCTAATTTTATTGCAGGTCGTGTCTATGCTGAAGTAGTGGCAAAAGTAAATGATGCCGACTTTGACGCAGGATTTAAGGTCAACAAGATAACCGACATTGTATTATGTGATGTAGTAAACTCGGTTAGCAATGATAATTGACATAGTTTGTACCTTTAGCGCAACAACTATCCAAGCGGAAACAAAAAGCGTTTCACTTGTTTTGACGTTTCCAGCTACTCAACTACCTAGTAACATTTGCGAAGAGGTCAAAGATTGTTTAGGCATTAGTGAAAGTGGCGATGAAACTTTATTGCTTAATCAACAAGGCGATTGGGTTGCAGGTGGTGGCGGTAGCCAAACATTAAACGAAGTATTAATAGAGGGCAACGAAACAGACGGTGAAGATATATTTGTCAGTGATGGGGATGCTATTTATTTTGATAACGGTTCGAGAGTAAGAAAGGGCGTAACCGATGCAGGAAACGGTGGCGCAAAAGGAGTTGCGCTAGTTTGTTCATTAGACTATGAATTGAAATGGGAAGCAGGGCGTTTATACACCATGCAACAAGATGGTTTCACCATTCGAGAAGTGAGCCATAACTTCACAGCTACACCAACGGTTAACGATGACATAACTAAAGGCTTTGTAATTGGGTCAAGATGGATTTTAGACAATGGAGATGTTTATGTTTGTAGTGACGAAACAGCAAGTGCGGCAGTTTGGGCGTTGCAAGTTGCTAGTGTTCCAACACTTCAACAAGTAACAGACGAGGGAAGTATAACAACGAACATGATAACCGTAGGTGATACGGCAGGGATTTATAGCGAAGTTGCCGACTCGTATGTGGGAACGGCAAACGAAGCAAATGACACTTATGCTTACATAGGTAATGACGGTTCTTTAGGATTAGGCAACGGAGCACACGAAAGCAATTTAAAGAACACAAACGCAACTACTACTGGCATTATATTAGAGTTCCCGAATAAAGCCGCAGGGAGTTATACCATTGCGACTACTGGCGACATTCCTTCAATAAGCGGATTAGTGCCATACACAGGTGCAACACAGAATGTTGATTTAGGTACTTACAATTTAATAGCAGACCAAGTAGCGTTAAATGTAACTCCGAATGGAACATTAGCCGTTGGTGCAACAGAATGGAATAACACTTTAGGAAGTTCGCAAACGCTTCTCAAAGGCGGTTCAGTAACTTTGAAGAATGGCGTTGACTTAGTGGCGAGAGTAGTCAATAAAGTTTCACCAAACACAACACTAACTAAAGCCGCTTATCAAGTGGTGAAAGTATCTGGAGCGCAGGGGCAAAGATTAGCGGTTAATTTAGCACAGGCAAATAACGATAATAACAGCGCAGATACGTTGGGTGTTGTAACCGAAACAATAGCAGCAAATCAAGAAGGGTTTATTATGACCGTTGGGCAATTAGAAGGTATAAACACGACTGGAAGTTTGCAGGGCGAAACGTGGGCAGATGGCGATGTACTTTATTTAAGTCCAACGGTTGCAGGGCGAATAACAAACGTAAAGCCAACAGGAGCGACAGGGCATATAGTTATTATTGGATACGTGGAATATGCACACGCTAACAACGGCAAGATTTACGTCAAGATTATGAACGGTTGGGAGTTGGACGAGTTGCATAATGTTTACATCAATACAGGAACATTAGCAAATAATGATGCTTTGATTTATGAAAGTTCAACGCAACTTTGGAAGAACAAAACAATCGCAACGGCTTTGGGTTTCACTCCCGAAAACGTAGCGAATAAGCAAAATAGTTTAGTAGTTGATGGTACAGGCGCAAAGTACCCAACGGTTGATGCAATTAACAATTCGGGATTTAGTAAAATAAGTTTAGTAGGGAAATTTTCGGGGGCAAGTGCTATAACATCAACAAATCCATTTCAAGATTATTTTATGCAAAGTGTGTTAATCCCAGCAAATACATTTGCAAATGGTGATGTTTTGAAGTTTAGCGTTTTAGCCGCTAAAAATGCAACAGGTTCAACATCACGACAAATAAAAGCAAATATAGACACAACTAGCGGAACTATTACTGGTGTTCTTATTGCAAATTATCAGTCAGCAAGTTCGGGAAACCAATACCTAACGCCTTTGGATAGACGATTTAGTGTGCAATCAAATGGATTAAGTGGATTACTTGGGTTTGTTTCAGCTATTACTGACTTATCTGCAATAGCAGGGGCAAATTCAACAGGTAGCATAACAAGCATAAATTGGACTATTGACAATTATTTAAACATTGTTTTTCAAAGTAGTTCATTGTCACCTTCAATATTAACTTTATACACAATAGAATTATGGAGAGTACGATAAGCTACAAAGATGGGAATGGACAAATAATATACTTTAATAGCGTTGAAGAACTTGACGCTTACATAAACGCTTTGCCTATTGTATGGAACAAAGAAGCGCACATTGCTGAAATCAATGCGCTTCACGAGGAAGAATTTAAACGTAGATTATTAGCTGCTGAATACGTTGGTGAGTGGGAATTAAGCGCAGTATTAGCCGACAGCGAAAACGAATATTTTGATGAGGCGGTTTTGATTATAAACTATTGGTGGAACGGATGGGATGCAATAAAGGCATACAGCGAAACGGTAACGGAAGAAAACTTTATTCACCCTCAAACATTCGTAGATAATTTATGATAGATTTTAAACTACTTTCTTCAAAATACGGTGGACTGGCTTTAGCGGCAGTATTGACTTATTTAGCACCATTACAATCAACATTGTTCGTTGTGGGTGCAATTAGTTTAATTGACTTTATTACTGGCATTATGTCGGCAAAGACAAAGGGCGAACTAATTACATCAAACAAAATGATAAGGAAGTTTTATGCGGTGTTATCTTACTTCTTAGCCATACTGATTTCTCACGTGATTGGTGGTTATTATGGCGATGCCGACTTTATGGTGAAAGCGGTTGTGGCTATTATTGCGGTGAGTGAATTGCAAAGCGTGAGAGAGAATATAAAGGGCGTTACTAACTTGGACATTCTAAAGCCTTTAATTAACATGCTAGAACGCAAATCAGAATAGTTATGCAGATAAGCAAATATGTAAGCCTAAAAGAAGCAACGAAAAGCGATTACGCTATTCGCAAACAGATTAACAACATCCCAGATGATGGGCAGTTGGTAGCCATGAAGAACGTAGCCACAAATGTATTTGATAAAGTTCGTGAACACTTTGGCAAACCGATTGGCATTAGTTCTTTTTTTCGTTCCAAAGAAATAAACAAAGCGATAGGCGGTTCGATTAATTCGGATCATTGCAATGGGTGTGCTATTGATATTGATGCAGATATATTTGGGGGCGTAACGAATAAGCAAATATTTGAATTTATCAAAAGCGATTTAGAATTTGACCAGTTGATTTGGGAGTTCGGAGATAGCAATGAACCTGCATGGGTTCACGTTTCTTTGAGGGCAAACGGAGTTAATCGTAAACAAGTTTTGGAAGCCGTAAAGATTGGCGGTAAAACCCATTATAGAAATAAGCAATGAAAGAACACCCTTGGATAGTGGCAATCTACGCCATGTTTCTTTTGATATTGGTATTGACCAGTCTAAGCTATTGCGGTGGGCAAACGGACGCTAAAATGGATGCAAGAGATATTTTAATCGAGCAACAAAATGAAGAAATAGAACGGTTAGAAAGTGCGATTGATGTTAGCCAAGCTAACGAACTAAAAGCGATTAAGAAAGCCACAGGATTGAAACACGATTTAGAATTAAAACAATATTCTTATGACAGCCTTCGCAAAGTTAAACCGAAAGTTATTTACCGTAACCTTAATGTTAGTGATGACAGCCTCACAAGTATATGGGCAAGTCAAATCAGATAGCATTTTAGTTAGCCGTATTGACTTGATTAAACAAATCGAACTAAACGATAGAAACAAAGCGGAACTAAACCACTCGAATAAAGTCATTAGCGTGGCAGATAGCGTAGTTATGGCTTCACGTAGATACATTGCCTCACTCGATACCGTTATCGCCTTAAAAGACGAAACAATAAGCCTACTCACTTTAGCTAAAGACATTGCCATTGATAATCGCAATGAATTAAAGAAGCAACTAAGGCTACAAAAGCAGAAAACATTAATAAAGTCGGTTGGATGGGGTGTTGGTGGTGTAGGTTTGGGCGTTATTTTGGGCGTGACTGGCGTTATTTTAGCCAAATAATTATTTTTTTTAGGGTATTTTTTTATTCGTTTTTCATTGTGTAATTGCTTTTTGCTAAAAAAAAAGTTTAAAAAAAGTTTGGAAAATGTTTTTTTATACAGAAAACCTTTTTAGATTTGCATATCGAAATTAAGTAACCAACTAAAAAACAAACCTATGACAACTACCAACCTAATCGCAAAACTTACAAAAATGAATGTAGCTTACAATGTTTTAGAAAACAATGGATACAATAAAGACATTCAGTTTTCAATAAACGGTCAAACATTCAAAGCTGGATTTACTAATGGCAAAGATTTAATTGAAGATTTTTGCAAAGAAGTTTGTTTTGATTATTCATCACAAGAAATGCAAAGAAGATTTTTCACAAACTTTGCACAAGTTTTAAAACACGCAAACCGATAAACCAAAAAGGGGCGAGGCATCCTATCAACCTCACAAACCAAACCAAACCAACTATGAGCCAACTACAATCAAGGCGTGACAAAGTGCAACGCCTAACCAACCAAGCACTAAAAGACAAGATGCACCACAAGTATATTCAAGGGGTGTACATCCTAAACCAAATCGCAATTCGCGAACTGCAATTATTTTCTAACCGTATAAACAAACTAAACAATGCTAACTAACAAACAACTAAAAGAACTTTGGTCAGACTTGACCAAGTACAACGTCACAATCGCACAAGTGGCGAAAGCACTAGGCGTAAGCGAAACAGCCGTGTACAACATCCTAAACGGCAAAACAAAGAAAGCGCACGAAGCAATCAAACAAATGATTGAAATGCGCAACGAGGCAAAGACAACATGGTTAAACTTCTTAAATTCTACAAAATGAGCAATACAACAATAGAGGCTTACAGCTACCTAAAAGACCGCACAGAAAGCGAAGTCGAAATGGCTTTGAGTTATTTTAATAGCCGAATACTAGCGGCAAAGAAACACCGCACAGGAAACGCATGGCTACCCGAAGCACTCCCAATGATGGAGCAAGGCGCTAGAACAGCGATGGAGATATTAGATAACTTTAAAAAATCCGACAAATGAAAACTATCCTGCACATCATAAAGAATTGGAACGAAGTAAACCCAGTAATTCAGTTGCTTATTTATGCCGTAGTAACAAGCGGAGGAATTGCTTTGCTTTGTTGGCTGAAAGGGATATAAAAAAGGGCGGTAACCAGCCGCCCAAATTCTTAACCAAATACCCTATGAAAAAAAGTATTAATGCAAAACTAAACAAATAAACCAAACTATGAAAAAATTTGAAATTGAACTAAACGGAAACCTTTATAGCGGATGGTACGAAGTACACGATAAAGGACTATTCCTGCACAACGTCACCAAGTGGTTACAAAATGAAACCGTCTTAGAAGTAAAATCCCCAACCGAATTAAAGCAAGTTGAAGAAGCGATTGAGAACGGCAAAGACAGCGATGACATAGCGGAGGAACGCCAAGAGATTTTCTTTATTAAGAACGGACGTATGCCATTGAGGGATTATGATTGCTAACGGTTTGCAGCTACACGCAGTTTGTCCAGTTTATTAACTAAAAAACAAGACACAAAAATGATACAAAATATTGACAACAAACAAGATACAAGTAAGCACCTAATGGACAAATTGAGTGTAGCTCGTAAATATGTGCAACTTTGCCAACTAAAATAATCTTTAAAAAAACTTCACTTTTAATTTATTTTTATATTTTTGTGTCCAACTAAACCAAACCACTATGACCGAACTACTAGAGAAAGTAAAAGCAGAAGTAGCATATGAGCATTTCGCTTTGCCGTATTCATTTCTAACCAACGAACAAAAGCTAAGTCTAACCGACTTAATCGCTTATTCATTTGCTCGTGAGTTTGCCACTAGCAAACTGCAAGACCTTATTTCTAACAATTTAAAACCATAAACAATGTCAAACAAGACCTACATTAACGGCTTATTCATTAAGTCCAAACAAACTACTTTCGGTGAAGTGGTGAGCGTATCTATAAACGCAAAAACATTAATCGAGGAACTAAACAAACACACGAACGCTAAAGGCTACGTGAACATTGATTTGCTTAGACGTAAAGAAGCCGACAAACAAGGTAACACACATTATGCGGTTCTTAATGAGTGGCAACCTAAAGGCGATTATAAAGCACCAGCAACGTCATCGAGTACAACTGATGACGATGGAAATTTACCATTTTAATTATTAACCAACCAAACCAAATACTATGAAAAAACTAATCCAAGTTCAAAACGAACTAAAAGTGCCAAAAGGCAACGTCAACAAATTCGGCAATTACAAGTACCGTTCAGCGGAGGATATACTAGAAGCCGTAAAGCCTATTCTACTAAAGCACGATTGCTTACTAACGCTAACCGATAGCATACAAGCCATTGGAAGTAAGTTGTATTTAGTGGCAACTGCTACTATTCAAAACGAAGATACGGCATTATCTGTTACAGGCTTTGCGGAACTATCAGAGCATAAAGGAATGAGCGCAGAACAATGCACTGGCACAGCGTCAAGCTATGCGAGAAAGTACGCTTTAAACGGTTTATTCCTAATTGATGAAACGGAAGCAGATGCAGATAGTAACAATATGGCATCGCAACCAGCAAAGCCACAAGCTAAACCATTCTTAGAACGTGGAACGGTTGACTTCACAAACGTGACCAACGCTTTACTGCAAGGCAAAGCCACGATTGATGACGTTAAGAAGAAGTTTCAACTATTAGAACCGATGGAAAATGAATTGTTAAACCTAAAAGTTAAGAAATAATGAGAAGCCTATACCATATTAGCGGAGAACTACAAGCCATAAATGATGAATTAATCGCATCACAAGGCGAAATCACAGACGAATTGTTTAATAAGTTAGCAATCACTCAAACCGAGTTAGCCGAGAAATCGGCTAATTACGGATTGGTGATACTATCCAACGAAGCAGACAGCAAAGCAATAGACGCTGAAATAAAGCGATTAAAGGCAATGAAAGACGGCATTGATAGTGCAACTGCTAAACTAAAGGAAACTATCGGTTTTGCCATGCAGAAGTACGAATTGAGCGAAGTAAAGACACCATTAGTCAAAATGTCCTTCCGTTCGTCAAAGTCGGTCCACATTACTGATGAAAGCCTTTTGGATGCTAAATACTTTGACTACAAACCAACGGTGAACAAAACAGCCATTAAAACCGATATTGAAAGCGGAGTGATAGTTGAGGGTGCAACTATTATTGAAAAGCAAAATCTGCAAGTCAAATGAGTTACCGTAGAGATTTCACCAAACCTTACCATGTTGAACTAATAGCCAACAAAAAAGCCTTTGAAATGCGAAAGGTTGGCACCGACTGGGAAGAGATAAGAAAAACTTTAAACATTTGTTTTGAAGAATTACGACACATTATTGAAAATTATAACCAAATTTTAAAAGCCAAACAAAATGACACAGCAACAGGAACAACACCTCAACCAACTGACAGCGTCAATATTTAGACAACTTTATTATTCAAAGATGCTGAACATTGAGCATGAATATTATTTAAAACTAAGCGGCAGCAGTGGCGTTAAAAACGTCTTACATCGTTTAAAAATTGCTTACACCACAGGCGTGAATCAACTACTTTCCTACGTTGGAATTGAAAGTCAAAAGGTAATCCGAGCCGAGATGCAAAACAGCGATGAGAAAATAAGAGCCGTGACCAGCATTAACGAGCGAATGTTTTTTTTACCTATTGATAAGGTTTTAGAACTTGAAAAGGATTTTACGGACTTAATTAAGGTGAAGTATTAATCATTGATTACTTGACCATGCAATAACCCTCGACCAGAAATCGGGGGTTTTTTATTTGCGCCAATTATTCACCTGCTTTTCCTATTTTCTTTTATAGAAATCACGTTTTTTAAAAAACACGTTTTTCCCAGAGGTTTTCCCGAAAATAATCGGATTATTGGCGCAAAACTATTTAAGCAGTTGAAAATCAATATTTTATGAATTTGTTAAATTGGCGCAAACGTGCCGCAAAAAATATATTTTACAAATAGTTTGTTTATTAATTATTGATTTCTATTTTTGTAAGCGTATATGGAAGATACAATTATAAACTTATTGCCCCATCGATTGCTTGTGCTTCCATCACTTGTATTCTTTGGGGCACTTTTTTTCTACTATGGTTTCAATATTTAAATCGGTAACAGACGTTGCCAACCCTTTCCAAAGGTCAGTTGACTTTTGCCTAAACAGAATAAAGCAAGGCGAAAGCAAAGACAAAGTCCTAAAGTATCGCAAAACAAAAGACGAAAAGGATAAGAAGTCCTTAGCAGGTGTTTGCTATAACGGCACATTCACAACAAGGTCAGTCAGTGGCTTAATCGAACCATCTGGTTTCTTAATACTTGACTTTGATAAATTCAAAACCGAAGCCGAAGCCATAAACTATAAACAGGTTCTAAGTAAAGAGCCATTTGTTTATTCTGCTTTTATTTCTCCTTCAGCACTTGGTGTAAAAGCATTAGTTAAAATACCAAAGGATGCGGAAAACTTTACTTTATATTTTAACGCTTTAGAAAGTCATTTTAATTGCGCTAACTTCGATAAGTCGGGCAAAGATATATGCCGTTTCTGCTTTGAAAGTTATGACCCAGAAATTTACATCAACACAGAAGCTATACAATGGGATGCGATTGAATTGGAGGAATATACTGAAATAGGCAAACAGCACGTTGATGTTGTTGTACCTATGAGTTCAGAAAGTCAAATATTAGATAACCTTTTAAAATGGTTCAATAAAAAGTACAGCCTACAAAACGGAAGTAGAAATGAGAACCTATTTAAACTGGCAATGGCTTTTAATGACTTTGGCATCGGAAAGCATACAGCACTATCACAGCTATTAAAATACGAAGAAAGCGACTTTGATAGTAGTGAGATTGAGCAGATATGTAATTCAGCCTATAAACGTGGTAAGAATACGTTTAACAGCAGGTTCTTTGAGGATAGTCAAATCCGTTCTTCGATTGAAAAGCAAATACTAAGTGGCAAGAACCCAAAGCAAATCAAAGCATCGCTCCAACGTGATAACATCGAAATCCAAGACTTAGAAACTATTGAACGAGTAAAGGGGTCGATGGAAGTAGATGAGTTTTGGAACATAACCGACAAAGGGCGAATAATATTAAGTCCTTTAAAATTCAAAAGGTGGCTAGAGCAAAACAACTTCATGAAGTATTATCCAGCTAACGGTAACACTTACACTTTTATTCGTAAAGAACAAAACTTCATTGAGGAAACCAACGAAAAGAAAATCAAAGATTTTGTACTTGATTATTTATTAAGCAATGATAAAATAGGGGCGAAGCCTTATGACTACATTGCAGGAAATCCACAATTTTTTACACCAAACTATCTATCTTTTTTAAAGTCAGCCGACATTCAGCTAAAAGAAGATACACCAACTGAATGTTTTATTTACTATTCAAACTGCGCTTTGAGAGTAACTAAGGACGTAGTTGAACAAATAGACTATGTAAGGTTAAATGACTATGTATGGAAGAACCAAATAATAAACCGTGAGTATAATGAAACAGACCACCATCCAGCTATATTCCGTGAGTTCATCTGGTTAGTTAGCGGTAAAGACATTCAAAAGTACAACACATTTAAGTCAGTAATTGGTTATTTACTGCATACCTTTAAGACATCAGCAAATAATAAAGCGATTATTTTTAATGATGAAACAATAAGCGAGAACCCGAATGGGGGAAGTGGTAAAGGGTTATTTTGGAACGCCATAGCCAAAATGAAAAAGGTCAGCATGATTGACGGAAAAACATTTGAGTTTAATAAGTCCTTCCCTTATCAAACCGTTTCAACCGATTGCCAACTACTGGTGTTTGACGATGTAAAAAAGAACTTCAGTTTTGAAAGTCTTTTTAGCTTAATTACTGAGGGTATCACTTTGGAGTACAAAGGACAGGATGCGATTAAACTACCCATCCAAAAAAGTCCGAAAATATTAATTACTACCAATTACACCGTTGGTGGCGTTGGGGGTTCATTTGAGCGTAGAAAGTTTGAGATTGAAATGAGTAGCTACTTTAGCGCAAACCGTACACCATTAGACCACTTCGGTCATTTACTTTTTGATGACTGGAGCGAAAGCGAATGGGCAAGGTTTGACAGCTACATGGTTAATTGTTTGCAGTATTATTTGACAAACGGCTTAGTTCAAAATGAGTTCAATAACCTAGTGGTGCGCAAGTTCATCAAAGAAACTTCATTTGAGTTTTATGAATGGACAAAGGACGGAGCGATAATACACAATGAGCGTATAAATAAAACTACAATTTTTGAAAACTTCACCAACGAGTATCAAGACTATAAAAAGTGGCTAACAAATAAGAAGTTCAAAAAGTGGCTTGAAAGTTATGCAAGGTTTGTTGACCATGATTACAACGAAGGAAAGTCACATCATGAGCGTTGGTTTTCTATTGATTTAAAATTAACCGAAGCACCTTTTTAATATGTTTCAACTAAGAGAATATCAAACCGAAGCCGTCACTAAAGGTGGCGAGATATTAAAGGCTAAAGGCTTGTTGATACTTAATTATATGGTTAGGTTGGGCAAAAGTCACATCGCACTATCAATAGGCAGTAATTACTCAAATGTTTTATTTGTCACTAAGCTAAAAGCAATTAGCAGTATAGAGAAAGACTACGCCACAGCAGGTTACACCTATCCAATCACAATAATTAACTACGAGCAACTTCATAAACACAAACCTATTTACGACCTAGTAATCTTTGACGAAAGCCATAGTTTGGCAGCGTTCCCGAAACCTAGCATCAGAACAAAACAAGCCAAAAGAATATGCTCAAACGGTTGCAAGGTTATTTTAATGACAGGAACGCTACTACCCGAAAGCAACGCTCAAATCTTCCATCAGTTATTTGTTTCCAACTATTCACCGTTTAGAAACTATGCGAATTTCTACAAATGGCACAATGACTTCGGCACTATCAAACTTAAATACACTTCATACGGCACATCAAACGATTACAGCGTGGTTAGCTACGAAAATGTTATAAAGTACATCGAGCCTATAATGTTGACCTATACGCAAAAAGAAGCAGGGTTTGTGAGCAAAATAAACGAACACTTCATGACCGTAGAAATGAAGCCGTCAACCTATTCAATTATTGACCGACTAAGTAAGGATTTGATTATTGAGGGTAAAAGCGGAGTAGTTTTAGCTGACACATCGGTCAAGTTAATGCAAAAGGTTCACCAAATGTATAGCGGAACGGTGAAGTTTGAGGACGGCAATCGAATAGACTTTGACGACAGCAAAGCGGTGGCAATAAAACAAAGGTTTGCAGGTAAAAAAATAGCTATATTCTACAAATTTATTGCTGAATTGGATGCTATAAAGAAACATTTTGACGTTACCGACAACATCGAAGAATTCAATAATTCAAATAAAACCATAGCTTTGCAAATAATAAGTGGACGTGAAGGCATTAATTTGTCAAGTGCGGAGGCTTTAGTTTATTATAATATTGATTTTAGTGCGATTAGCTACTGGCAATCGAGAGATAGAATGACAACTATAAACCGAAAGCAAAGTGATATATTTTGGGTGTTTGCTAAAGATGGGATTGAGTGGCAGATTTATAAGTCAGTAGCTAAAAAAAAGGACTTTGTCCTGCAGACCTTTAAGAAATGGCAAGTAAACACCAAACCAAAGTCATAAAAGAAATGGAGGCAAAAGGTTACTTTGTGATTAATTTAATTAGGACATCAAAAAACGGAATTCCAGATTTATTATGTTTGAAAGACGGTGAGGCTATATTTATTGAGTGCAAAGAAAAGACCGACACTTTGAAACCTTTACAGGAGTACCGAATAAAGCAGTTGAATGATTTAGGATTTAAAGCATACGTAAATAAAGCATTATGACAATTAATTACGGTAATTTCGCCACAATTAAATAAACCAGCCAATGGCAAAGCCAACACAACTAGGATTAATCGCAATGAAGTATATTGAGAAGTTTCCAAATAGTAGTAAGAATACTTTAGCCGAGAAAATGTTTAATGAAAATCCTTTAGTGTTTAATGATGCCGAACACGCAAGAACCGTTATTAGGCACTACACTGGTGCAATGGGTAAGAAAACCCGAAAGGCTACTTCACCCAACTTGGCAATGGAAAGTGATTTTAGCGCACAAAACCCATACGGACTACCCGAAAGCGAAGAGAAGCCAAGCGTCATTTATAAGATGCCAACGGCTAACAACAATATTTTAGTCCTATCCGATGTTCATTTGCCATACCAAAATAACAAAGCACTAACTCTCGCACTTGACTACGGCAAAAAAGAAAACATAAACACCATTCTTTTACTCGGGGACATAATGGATATGCACAAAGCTAGTTTCCACGAACAAGACCCAAAGAAGCGTGACTTGGCTTATGAGTTTGAGATATGCCGTAACTTTTTAGACGTGCTACAAAAAGCATTCCCACTAGCTAAAATATTTTTTAAGGAAGGCAATCACGAAATGCGATGGGAGCGATACCTAAGGGTGAAAGCACCAGTTATTTTGGATATGCAGGAGTTTAGACTTCAAACTATTCTGCGACTTGGTGAGCGTGGGATCACTTGGATAGCGAACAACCAAGTAATGAAGATTGGCAAACTTTACGCCATACATGGCAATGAGTACAAAGGTAGCGGAGGGATTAATGCGGCTCGGACTTTGTGGCTACGTTCGGGAGAAAGCACCATCTGCGGTGATAAACATAAAACGCAAACGATGCTAAAGACAAACATCAGCGGAAAAGTACACGGCACTTTTGTGATTGGATGCCTTTGCGAATTGAACCCAGACTACTTGACTTTGAATGAATGGAATTTAGGATTTGCGGTGATTAAGGTATTAAAGGGTGGCGAGTTTGAGGTGTACAACAAATCTATTATTGACGGTAAAGTTTTGTAAGATGGACCAGCTATACCAATGGACTTTTCAAGTATTAGATTATAAAAACTTTGAAGGCACTAACATTGTGGTGTATGCACCAACGTACAAAGATGCGCTTCGTAAAATACGTGATTTGAAACTTCCACAACTATTGACCTTTGACGAAATCGAAGATGGGGTTAAACTTATCCAAGTTTATGAAATGGATTTCATTAGTGAATTAGAACAAGAAGAAATATCCGAACCCGAAGAAGAATGATATAATGTGCATTATGCCGCATTTTTGCGGTTAATGAATGATTAAGCTAACAGAAATAAAATTAATTACTATTTTTGACCCATGCCAATCCCTAAACCAAACAGCAACGAAACTAAGGACGATTTCATGCAGCGTTGCATGAGTGATGATGTTATGGTCAGCGAATACAAAGACGAAGCGCAAAGATACCGACTTTGCCTTTACAGCCATGCTAATGACTTGAAAGCGCAGAAAGAAATCTTAAACGCTGAAACATACACCGACTACCCGAAAGCCGCAACCGAGAACGCTAAACGTGCATTGAAGTATAGAGATGAAAGCGGCAACCCAAAAGGATGCGGAACACCAGTAGGATGGGCAAGGGCAAACCAACTAGCAAAACGTGAACCGATAAGCCGTGAAACAATAGCACGAATGGCAAGTTTTGCAAGGCACTTACAGAATGAGGATGTACCTTATGAGGAAGGATGCGGAGGGTTGATGGTAGACGCTTGGGGTGGGCGTGTTGGGATTGAATGGGCACAAAGGAAGTTGGAGCAGATAGATAAAAAA